GACATGGCCCGTGGGGAAATATCCGGTGACGTTGAATACTTCAAAGCCCGTGGGCGAGTAACCCGCGATGCTTTCGGAGACCACGCACGTGCCGCTGGCGAAGCTGCAATTGCCCGCGATCTGACAAGATCCCCGACTACCAGTCTGCATCGCATTCTGGGTGTTGTTCCCGCCCACGGTGTCGAGCTTCATGACCCCATCGCGAACGGTGATGTTCTGTCCACTGATCTGGGCGCCCTTTCCACCACTCGTGATAGGAGCGGAAATGGTTTCAATGAAGCGCTCAACGACGATATTGTTGCCGCGCTCATCCGCGATGTTGTTTTGCGGGGAGACCTCGAAAGGATTGCCGGTCACGCCAAAATTATCGTTGTCCGCCCAAATGTACTGCATGTACTTACCCAACCACGGAGTACAGGACTGGTAAGTGTTCCCGCCTAAATGCAGCTTGAAATTAGCCGCCGCGTTGACCGCGTTGTTATAGGTGCTGTTGGAATAGACGCTCTTGCTCCCCGCACTCACGCGGAAGGCTTCGATGTTGCTGCCGCTCCCGCCCACCCCTTCGACATCACTCCCAAGCATCGCCTGGTAGTCGGTGACGATATAAGTTCCCGTGCCAGGCGCACCGCCACAGTAGGGGTTACTAGTCGGAGTCAAGCAATTATTCGCGCTCACGTTATAGTACACAGCGATGTTGCTGGTACCCGCGCGAGCGTGCATGTCGCTATCCACAATGCCCAATTGCGTCGCCTGCTGCGAAAGAAACGCGCCCCCGCCCCCGTTCATGGTGACGTTGTAGATCGTGATCTGCGTCTGAGGCACGGTGGTCGAAAGAACATTCATGGCCATGTTGATGTTGTTGCTCGCGGTCCCCGCTCCCTCCATGTCGATGTCAGAAATCGCAAGATCCACCGCGGTATTGGTGATATTGAGCATCGTCACGCCGCCGGCGGTATTGGACCAAATCGGCCGATTGGTCTGCGTGTTCTCGCAGCCCCCATAAGCCCCAGCCCGGCCCTTCGTGCCCGAGGCCGTGTAATTACCTCCGGTGAAGGTCTCACCACAGCGGAAGAGAAACCGCTTATTCGACCAACTGCCGTTCACAGCGACGAAGGTTCCAATCGTGGTATGCGTCGCACTCGCGGGGCAGCCGGTGAAATTACCCGAGGTCGAAATGCAGGTGGTCGCGGCGCCAGGGAAGCCATTCGATCCCGAAGGATCAAAGACCGTGATCCCCATGCCGCACTTGACCTGAACGCCCGCATTGTCCGTGGAGGTGATCGTCGCGGTGTACTTGGTGTCGCGCCCTTCGGTGACGTAGAGGTGCGCGGTCATGTTGCCGATCCCAAATCGGCGAAGATTGTGACCAGGATTCGAGCCGTAGCGCCAGGTTGAATTCCCAGACCCCAGCGTATCGCCAAAGTCCCAGGTCGAACTCACATCCTGAAAGGCGGTGGCGTTAGCGAGCTTATTGCTAGTCGCCACCCCGGAGTTGTCGAAAAATACCAGCAAGGGCGAAATACCTGAGACCCGCGGACTCGTCGGCATTGTGGTCAGCACGCCATTGGTCTGCGGACACGGGTTATTGACCGCGTGTGCGGCCGTGGCGAAGAACAAAAACCAAAATAGATGTTTCATATGCTGAGGGTGATCGTCCCCGTATTCAGGGTGACCGTATCCGTCGCCTGAATGACGAGCCCTCCAATGGCAGTAGGGCTTGGCCAACTGAAGATCGTGCGAGTGTTCGATTGATTGATGAAGGAGGCGGTAATGACGGGCGATACGACCGACCAGGACATGAGATTCGCGCTATTGGTCACGGAGATTCCGAGTTCATACGGAACGCCGACAGCCGCTTGCGGAGCGGATTGAGGAAATCCGTCCTGCTGAAGCGTAAGCGTGCCACCCGCCGAGGTCGGAATGAAAAAAATAGCCGTCGCAAAGAGGGGCGGGAAGGAGGAATCCTGCACCTGCACGACGAGGGTATCCATTTAAGGCGCCCACGCGCTGAAGTAACGCACATTCGCCACGAAGGGAATATTCGCCCCTCGCGATTGCATCGTGATCAGCGGGAAGTAATGCAACGTGTCACGAAAGGTATTGGAAGAATTCACATTCGCGGTCGAGACCGTGCCCTGCTGTACCCCGTCGAGCCACCAGGTGAAGGTCTGCCCGATGGGGTCATACGCCCCGCCAAAGATATGCTCCACCGTGTAATCGAGCGGTGCCGTTTGCACATTCGAGGCCGCGATTAAACTGTTGAAACTGATGGTGGCCGTAGCGGTATTACCCGTATTGACCACGGCAGAAATGGTGTAGGGACCGGCCGATCCCTGCACCAAATTGATGGGGAAGTGCGACTCGCCCGTAGACAACTTAATCGTCCAGCCATGTCCGGGGCTCGATGTCTCCCCGGGCCAGGGGGCGGCCAAAGTGACGCTGGTTGCGCCTTGGAGGGGCGGAGCCGTTAAAGCAAAGGGAGCATTGAAAGTCCCCGACCATTGATGATAGGCGCCTCGGGACGCACCGCCTAAGTCCGTGCCGTGCCCGTTCTCGTTAATATCAAATTCGTGCCACTGGGAGTAATTGGGGGGAAACGCGGGGTTGGAATCAAGGTGAGTCGTGTTGTGCTCTTGGGGCTCTAGATAATACGAGAACCAATTGTCCGTGGCATTGTTGCCGGGCACGGTCGCCGCGATCTCGGTGTAAAAGCCTTGGCTTCCCAAAAGGTAAGGCAGGCTCCCTAAGTTCCCCACGAGCGACACGCTGTTGATATTTCTTTGAGTGCAAAGACCCGAGCCATTGTTAGCGCCAGTGTTCCAACTGACTTGCAGCTGCCCATTGGCTGCCGTCGAATAAGTGGCCGCATTGGGATTGGCGGGGCCTAAGATCGTACAGCCGTTATAGATGCGTGCATCCGTGGTGCTGGTGAAGTTGAGCTCAGCCAAAGACGGAATGACGGTGTAGACGTTGGTCTTATAGCCTAAGAGCGCAGCACCCGGAGGGATGGCGGGAGTGCCGATCACATTCCAGCGGATGCCATCGCTCACGAGCGTACAGGCCAAGTCCGTCACATAGACCGAACAACCGGCATAGGTCGCGGCCGGGAAATTGGCGAGTACCTGGGCACTCGTGAAATTCGAGCCCAAGAAAGTCAATTGCGCAATACTCTGCGCGGTCGCCTGTTTATTGACTCCGCCTTGCAGAATCTCGATGAGGTCGGCCAGGGCAGGAGTGCCGGCCGGCAGGTCCGAAATATTCTTATTGGCCATTAGTTAGTCACCCGCACATCCCCGGTATTGGTGATGCGCAAATCTCCGGTGTCGATATCCCGACCTGAACCGGCGGTCGCTGTTCCGTTGATGACGCCGCCCGAGGTAATCAGCCAAGGCCCGGAGGTACTCAACATAGTGAAGGTATAAGGCGGAATGCCGCCCGAGGCTTGGCCTGCGATATTCTGTGAATAAGGGGTTCCAATGAACGCCGTCGGCAACGTCTCGCCAATGAATGTCAGTGTCGGTAGTACGACCAGATTCTTGAGAAAGATAATGGGCATAGATCATTAATAAGGAATGCTATTGATCGCATTAATGATGCCGTTCGCCGATTGCTGCGCGAAGTAAAAGACCCCCGCCTGCACCGGATGTGTGGTATCGGCACCGATGTAGATATCGGAATTACCGCTGGTATTGGTGGCCGCAGTCGTGCCGGTCCCCGAGCACCAGGCTTTCGCCGCCGTTGTATAGCATTGCGGAATGAAAAGAATATTGGGGTCTGCCAATTGCGCGACCGCTTGCGAGGCGGCGAGCTCCATATTGAAAATGGCCGCAGTCGGGCCTTTGGCGCCCGCCTCCGCGCCAATCACCAAGATCAATGCACCGGGGAGCGCTAACCGATAAGCCTGCAAGGTGGCCACGATTGCAGCCTGCTCTTGGGCCACGGTAATGCCCGCCACCGCTGAATCGTTGATGCCGCCTCCGGCGAAGATCAAAAGTTCGGGGTTATAGGCCACAATGGGCGTCATCCGTGAGGTCGCACCAAAAGCAAAACCGGAACCCGAAGCGTTCGCGATCCACCCCGTACCGGAACCTTGGTTGTCCTGCCAGTAGTCAAGCATGTTCAAGTATTTGCACATCAATCCGCCCCAACTCAAAGATGGGGTCACGGGATGCTGCGTTGATCCTGAGATGAAACTTGAGCCGGTGACGACCATACGCACGGAATTCGAGAGGTACGGTGCCCAGACCTTCGATGTCTTATCGATCGATAGCACCCCAACGAAGGCGGACCCCGAGGTGATTTCAACGGTAATCAGGCGCACCGCTTTGGTGGGGAATACGAGCTGTGAATAGTTGATCGACTGTCCGTTAGTCGCGAGCGACCCGTACGCCAAGGTCAAGGGGACCCCGTTCACATAGATCGAGAACACGGTATTGCCGGTGCCCGTGGTCTCAATCTGGAAACTTTGGGCGTCCGTCATGAATGACACTGCAAAGGCGATAGAGGATGTCAGTGAAGATGTCCATGAACTATTGATGCCGGTCGCCGTGACCGGGCCACCCGTCACGAGAAAATTGGTGTCATCGAGTACGTTGACCGTGCCGTCATTGCGGACGTTGGCCGTGTTGGTCCAGTAGGTACCGGTGTACTTGGACGCTGCCACCACATTGGTATACGTCGGAGCATTGGCATTCGTGGTAAACGTCGGCCCCATGTAGTACCAAGAGACCGTGCCATCGACTAGAGCCCCCGTGGTGGTCGCGGTAGGCTTGGTGGCTACACCCGTGGTGCCCGCCACAATGCACGTATAGTTATTCCCACCGTTTGAAAAGGATTGCCCCTTGGTGATCGCTTGGGTATCCCCGGGATGGGCGGAGGGTTGAATCAGCGGCTGCGCAGTCGCAGGATTCGTGGTGAGCGCCTGCGCAATGGCGGCTCGAAGTTTGGCCACTACTTTGCGATTGCCCGTGCCTTGCGTCCAGAAAAGACCATTCCACGTACACCACCCTTGATCGGTAGTTTGCAGAACGGTGCCCGCAGGAATATTGAGCGTGGGAAGCGTCGCAAAGGTAAAAGGACCGATGCCACTATTGGGCGATGCCGTCATTCCGGCTTGCAAGGTCGGCGCAACCGCACTGCTAGGCCCTAACGTCTGCCCCGTTGTGATAGCGGGCCCGGTCATGGCTAGAAGGGGATCTCAGCCCACATCAAACCAATTTGAAAAACCGCCGTAGACGCAACTGCCACTGCGGCCACCGATGCCCAAGACCCGGGTGGCACCACAATGCTTCCGCCCAAATCCACCCACGCCATATCGATGTTGTCCAAGGTCACAGCCCCTGTGCCGATCGCAGTGGTCGGCTGAATCCAGTTGCCGGCATTCGCGACCGTGCCGATACGATAGGTGTTGCACAAAGGCAGCGAGCCGCCCATGTAGGTGCACGCCACGCCATCGATGGCAGTCGTTGAGGTCGGCGCACTGGTCTGTCCGGAATTGCCCGTGATGCCTAAACTCGTGGCCGCGGTCGAGGCGGTCGTGATGCCGCAACCCATGGCAAGCAACACCGCGAGCACGCGCTTAGGACTCGAGGTGCCCGCGCTGTTGTTCCACAGCAGTGGGCCACCGGTGCCCGCCGCAGTCGAATAGGCGACTGGCGCGGTGACGAGGGCAAGAGCAGAGAAAACCTGCCCGCGTCGAGCTAGATCGAAATAGCTCGAGCCCCCGACGCCATAAGACATGTTTGCCATCAGGTGATCTGCGTCAAAAGTGCCGCGGTACTGGTCGCATTCAAGTTATTGGTGCGCGTGACACCGACCGAATAGACCTCAGAGGCAGTCGGGGTAATGGTCGCTGCTGTCGCATTCACAAAGGCAATCGCCAACGTATTGGCGGCCGATACTCGCGCATTGCCCAAAGCCAAGCCGCCCTGCACCGTGGGCTTGGATACATCGACGAAATCGCCGACCTTCAAGCCCGCGACGGTGAATGTCTGCTCTGCGACCGTATTGGGCGCCACGCTGATCGGCGATAACGTGACTCCCAAGAGCCAGTTGCCATCAATATTGCCTTGCGGGGTGTTACTTGGATTGGGCATGTCGGTTCCTTTACGCGCTCTTCTTCAAGAGCCCGGTGTCAACACAGTGATCGTAGAAATTGCCCTTCCAGGCCTTCGAGCCGCGATGCGAGAACGTCACATCGGGATCAATCCACAGCTTCTGGCCCATCCCGACCCAGCGGCGGCAGAAGAAAATGTCCTCACCCATAAATCCGCCATCGATGATGCCGGACTGAAAATACGGCGTTTCTTTGTTCTCTCGATCGGCCGTCTTCAACTCTGGGTAATGCGCATCCAGCTTTTCAAACGCGGCACGCTTGATGCGCATGAAGCCGGTGCCGGCTTCTTCGGCTTCAAAAAGATGATTCTTGCGATGCATTCGCCCCGTCATCGCATTGGAGTGGAATGTGGGCTCGTCGCACTTCTTGGGCGGCAAACCACAGACCACATCCTGCTCATACGCGAGAAAGCGCGGAATCACCTTCTCATCCCAACCCTGATCGGAGTCGATAAAGAACAAATCAGTGAAGTTCTCGGGCGAATGCAAGAAATAATCCACCAGCTTGTTGCGCTTAACCGTCAGGAACATGTGTCCCGCCTCGATCTGAAATCCGCACGCAATGCGGTGCCGAAAACATTCGGCCTGGGTCGAGAGCATCGAGGCGTGATAGTCAGCCGATAAGTCGAACCCTATGATCGGCGTGGCAAAGAGGACGCAAGTATCCATTACCAGTCGAGCTGATTGCCCGTCGCCTGTTGCGACCAGTTCGGCTGAACGCGCAACACCATCACTTTGTAAACCTCAGCGGCGGTCGGCGTGATCGTGGCCGCACTCTGATTCGAGTAGGTCAATGCCAGAGTATCAGCGGCACTCACGCGAGCGCCTACGATGCCGAGACTGGCTTGAGCGGCCGGTTTGTTGACGTACACGAAGTCAGTCGTGAGCAAGCCAATGCCCGTAGCGGCGAAGGTCTGCTCGGTCGCAGTCGTCACACCCACCCCGACCGGGGTCAGGGTGAGATTGAAGTAACCGATCTTCCAGATATTGCCCGTGGGCAGCTGCACCGTATCCGGGAGAGTGTCGGACTGCGGGCCGGGATTGGAACCGGTGACGTTAGTAACAGCAGGAAATGCCATGTGTGCTCCTTAACCCGCGACCCGGTAGGCCATTTGACGGTACAAACTCGCGAACCCGTAGGCGACATCGAGTCGCGTGGGTTCCGCGTCATTGTTGATGGTGTATTGCGTGGCGACCCGGATCGACATACCCAAGTCATCGTCATACGCGCGTGAGGCTTCAACCGCGGTTCGCGGCAACGGCAGATCGACCATCGCCATCGCAAAGGCATCGCGATGGAAGGCCAAGTGCTGCGTCGAAGCGGTGGCCACACCGACACCGGACTGGCCATTGATGGTCACGGTGTAAGGCGAGACCGGAGCCGCAGAGGCGTTCTGGAATTGACCACCCGAGATCAAGCACTCGGCGACGGTGACGGTCAGCAACCCTGAGCCGTTCGAGGTGTAGACACCGGTCGTTGCGTTGAAGGTGCCGTGCGAGAGCGTTGCTGTCGCGAACTGCGGGCCGCCCGTGGTCGCAACACCGGACATCTGCGCGTAGCCACCCGGGGGCAGTACGACGAACTGTTTCAGCGTGGTGCCGTATTGGCCACGGTTCTGCGGGTTGACCGGATAGACGCCCTTGATCTGTAGCGTGTCTCCGACGATGCATGAGGCCGTGGTATTCGAGAGGCCCGAGATCTCAAACGTACCCGACTGCGCCCAGCCTGATGTCAGAAGCGCGGTACCACCTGTCGGTGCTGTTGCGCCGGCCAACACCGGAGTACCTGAAAGGACACCAGTGGTATAAGCCGCGATGTTCGGATCTTCAAACCAGTCAAAGCCCGCCGTTTTCTTCGCGATCATGCCGGTCTCGAAGATGTCGGCGACTCGCGCTTGGGGATTAAAAAGGCCCTTGAACGAATCCGACATGTAGGCCTGAGCTATGGGGTGTAGCACGACACTCGGTATCTCGCCTTTCGGCATGCCTTCGGAGACGAGCACTGCGCGGGCCAAAGCGAATGCGAGATATGATTGCGGCGGTACGCCCAAGGTGCCGCCGAAGTTTGCGGTGTTCTGATAGCCGAAATACGCGCCATCGGAATCGATGCGATTGCCGACCGCGATACACGCGGGATGGATGAAGCGATCTTCAAACTCATCAATGTCCAACAGCATGTTGATGGTGTTGAACTGAATGTCCACGTGGAACTGATACAAGATCGACACCGGAA